TGTGTAATCTTCCTCAAAGGCATAGATAAGATACATGCATTCTTCTTGTTTCCTAGCAAAGTTGGAAACCTTGACATTTAAGCCACCATACGCTTCTAAGCATACGCGGCTCTTAGCCTGTTCCGTTTCACCAACTAATCTAGTAACAGTGAATGATTCCTGCTTTAACTCAGGGTCCATCATCTGCATACAGGATGGACAAAGGTCTTTCTCTGGGCTATTACCTAGAATGGCACGAATAGCAACATCGCCCTCATCAGGCATAAACTCATTGAATTCAGTATTCTTTAATTCTTCATCTTCTCCCATAATACGGTCATCCATCTGGAAGCCGCACTGAGAGCAGACGGTATATTCATGATTCTCTACTGTGTCTGTATATTTATTTTCCTTGTAGGTTCCATACTTGGAATCCTGTTTAGTATAGTTATAGTAGAACATTGCACCTTCAGTGCAATAGATGAATAGAGAATGTAACCATAGTAATGGAACATCATTATGTCGATAGATTAACTGAGCAATCTTATCTCCAGTCCTAGCCGTAGCTAAGTCCAGAGTATCTTCAGCATCATCAGGATAACATTTAACAGGAGGAACGGTAACAGATAATGCAGCAATGATAGATTCCAGGTAAGCCCGGAATACGTTCATTTGCTTATCGTAGTATTCCTGGTCATTATTACCAGCAGCCTGTTCGTTATCCCAAATGCGCCAGTCATGCGCTACTTCAGAATACCAAACTTGAGTAAAGTTTTCCCAGAATAGCTTTAGCCTACGCCACTTTCTTAGCTGACGCTCACGTATAGCTATATCTTCTTTACCGCAACCGTCTGCGATAGACTTAAGCCAGGTTTGAACTTGAGGAGAATACTCTTTACCCAAGTTAACCTCTAGGTCCAGTAATGTTTTCGGGCGGCATCATTTCTTCCCGTCCAAATATTCGTTGTAAGAGTCCTGGTTCTGCTTTCGGATTAGACTTCTTTCTAGTAACTTTGCGGCTACGCTCAGCGATAGTAGGGTCAATTTGACCATTATCAGGGAGACGTATATCCTCACGCCTAACGTTGCGTAAAGCCTCACGATTGACAGCTTCATCTTCAACTTTGTTAGGTTCATAGAACTTCCGCATGAAACCTCTGCTACCCTGTCCCACATGCGCAAGTTCATGAGTTAATACATCATCAATATTCTGTTTATCCTTTTCAATTAGTTCTCGATTCATAGCGACAGTTCCCATTGGACCTGTGACAGCATATGCATCAGGATACATTAGTTTAGATAGTCTACCCATCGGCATTACTCTGCCTAACTTAGCAGATTCAACAGGCATTTCATTCTGCCTACCAGCCATAGAGGCTTCAAGAGCAGGCCATTCTTTAGCAGTAGATTCAGACATAGGTCCACCGAATACCCTTTGCAGGATACTAGTAGATGGTGTATCTACTTTACGAGGCTTGGCTTTCTCGTTCTGCTGCGGCAATGCCAACCTCTTTTTCTAATTCTTTAACTTCTTCATCGCTAACTGCGTCAGCAGGTTTTGGTGCATTCTTAAGTAGTTTAGCTTTCTCTCTATCTTCTGTCTCTAACATCTGTCTCCTTACACTCCAAGGAGTATGACGTGCAGCAGAAGTTCTAATAGGTTGAAAGTTTTCAGGAGATGCTGGCTCACGTTCTATGGGCTTATCCAATAGTCTATTGAGTAGTGTCTTATTATCAAGTCTTAACTGCTCTACTTGAGTTCTGAGAGTGTCACAGTTCTCACAGCGATGTGGTTCAGGAGCGAACTCCTGTTTCATTTGTTTCCATTCACGAATCCATTTAATTAAAAACATTATTATCTCCGGCCATGAAACCGCTTAATCATGTGTGGTGTTTCAGCAGATTCAATAGTTCGCATATTACGATAGAAAGCTGTCCAATCTTGCGTAGCGTTCAGCCTCGCGATTATTGCAGCTTCCTTTTGAACTTTCTTAAATTCCTCTGATGCCTCATCGAAATAACGCTCTGCCGTGTCTACCGCATAGCGAGCGTTATCGTATGGGTCATCACCATTGAATTCCTTGACATCTTCAGCAGGAACATCATTCTTTGGCTTATCGTAGTTACAAGCTTTAATAGATTCAATCATCATTGGGCAACAGTTAGGATGCCCTTCATGATTATTAACACCACCTTCCTCGCACCTAAATATCTGAAACTTAGGAATGTTAGTCTCAGGTTCTGGCGGGTCGAATAGTGCTAAGTAGTTTTTGTAATCATTGAGTCCTCTGTTACGAAGCAGCCACATGGCTCGTTCTTCGTTATAAATTGGCATCTCATTCGATGGAATGACCTGCTTTGGTTTCCATCGGAAATATTCATGTAATAGCATCTTTCCGGCAACTCTAGACCCCGGTGAATTATTTGATAACTCGACCTGTCGTCCGAGTGCTGTTTCGATTTGTTGCTGAATTGTATGTTCTTGTCCACGGTCTTGACCCGCTGACTTACATACTTTAACTACTTTAGGTTCCTCGCGCTCGCAATAATCTTTAACTACGGGAGCCCATTCTTCAATCTTTGTCTTTAACCATCCAAACTCACGATAGAGGTAAAGACGCTTATTGGGTGATACTGCGTAGAAGGCAACGTATGCCATCGCAGCGAATCCCCAATCTATTACGATAAACTTCGGCCACCATGTTGGAATCTCAAACGGTTCCACCACATGTAAGGCGTTATCAGGTTCGTCAGGAAATTTATGGTCACGAAACTCATCAAATACTTGACCCTGATAAGCATCCCAATCTCCAAACTTCTTTGCCTTACGCTCAGCCTCCGACGGAATACCATCTAATCTCTTAGCGTATTCTGGGTCAGCATGAGGGTTATCGGCTACAGTCGCATGAATGTATATACGTTTAATTCCACCTTTACCCTCAATGATTACCCCGCCTTCAGGGTATGGTGCAACAAAACGTTTCTTTACGAATGTATGTCCAATACCTCCTGGCATTCCTGCTGCACGAACGATAGCAGGTAATGTGGGGTCACTAGTTCGGACACGAGTGAAAGCAATATAGATGTAAATATATTCAGTATAGGAAGTTAATTCGTCAGGAGAGAATAGATTAATTTCCATCGAGTCATATTTGTGAACATCATCTTCGTTCTCACAATGACCGAGGAAAATATTAGCACCAGTTCTAATACCAGTTCCGCCCATTTCGTCTGGACGCGGAAATGACCAGCACATATCAGTTTTATTAAATGTAGCTCCTAGTTTTGTATATAACTCCCGCGAACGGGGAATGATTTCATTCTTTAGTTCGGGATAAGTGCGGCGCATGAAAACCTGTTTGAATCTAGGGTTTTCATGCCACCGCCTACTAACACCATATACTAATAATACGTCAGACTTACCAGAACCTGCGCCCCCACCGTAGAATGCCTCGAATACGGAATTAGGGACCGCGAGAAATGGGTCTTGTTTAATATTGGGTTTCCAAAAACCCTTATCAAATGCCATTGCTAGTGATTACTCTACGTCCTTGAATAATGCACCCTCTGGAAGCATTACTCGTGCCTTAGCGTAATTATCAGGATTACCAACTAATGCCTGCGCAGCCTGTGTAGCAGCGGCTTCTGTTGGAAATACTGATGGATGAATAGTCCATGAATCATTGATAGTAGCTTTCTTAACAACAACGAAAGCATCAGTCGTTGCTTCATCTGTTACTTGTTCAAACGTATTTCCCATAACTCTCCTTTAACTAGCTGGGCTATAGTGGGCCTAAGAGTGGGGTGATACCTACTCCCATAGATACCACCCCAATCCGTTTAATCAATATCTAAGGGGTTAGAATTGACTAGACGGGAGTGCTACCGCTATCGAAAATCTTAGCGACAGCCGCAGCCTTCTCAGCAACACTAGTAAGTGCCGCCTTATCTTCATCGCTCAGACCAGTGCTACGCGTAAGCAGGGTCTGAATATCGGTGGTGATATCGTTGAGAGCGGTAGTCACCGCATCTTCCATTGCCTGAACTTCTGCACTCTTTGCCATTGTCTGCTCCATCCTAGCTAGGGTTGTGAGAATAGTTGATAACTGACGTTCGAGACGTTCAGTATCAACTGTGTGATGATGAATGTGAACGTTTACCTCGGCCTTCATGTTATGTGCCTGGTTCTAACAATGTGCAGATGATAGCATACACTGCATTAGAAGTAGCGAACATATAGGCCACGTGCTTAGTTGCCGCATTTACTGCTGGCATTATCTTAGTAGCGTCAATGAATCGTAACATTTCATACGACCCTGGACGACATTTAATTACTGATTGACTCTCAGTATTAGTAACGATTTCTTTCTGTGATACACCATAGAACACAACGAGTTGAGTAGACTTAGGACTCTCACCGTCAGTTGTGCTAGGTGTAACTGTTATTTCAAGTAGATTGTTACCCACTACAAACAGTGGAGCAGGAGCTTCACAATTCCATGGCTTCGCTGTTCCTATACATTTGACTCCACTTAATGTAGTTACAGAGCCATTCATGTAAAGTTTGTAAAGCATTAGTGTAGCTAAGTCAGCATTCACTCCATTGTCATGCTGAAAGCTAATCTTATCTAATGCATATTGTAGTTTGACAATACCTGTAGGTGGAGTCTGCGCCCCACATACGGAGGCAAATAGTAAGACTACAATGAGCGAAGCGAATAGTTTACGCATGATTGATTGTAATGATTGAGGCTCCACCATCACTACGAATCCATGCAGCAGATACGGGTGAAGTAGCAGCAGCCCATGTTGATTGGTCATTAGACCATTGAATTGTGCCAGCACCCTGGTCTGTAAATGCCCAATTACCAGACGGTAAGGCATACACAGTTCCAGAATCCATCGTAAACGGTCTACCGACGGGGATTGTTTTAGTGTATGCCATTACTTTCTATCTCCGTCTCCAGGTTTGTATTCTTCCCATCTAACAGATTCTTTAAGATGTCTATCAACCATATTATTGATATCTTCTTTACGGAGCTGATTACGCTCTACGTTTTCGAGTAATGAAATGAGTCGATAATTACTTTCACTATTTTTAACTTGTGCAGCAGTATTTTCTTTGATAACATTCATTAGTAATTCAGCAGTGGTTCGCCATAATTCAGTAAATTGTTTTACATCCTTCCTATAAAACATGAACATGAATCCAGCAAGTATGCCTCCTACCCCTAGGGTGATGAGCCACTTAGTGAATTCTACTTGCTCCATTGCCGTCATTAATCCTTAGCCTGTATCACCTGATACGTTGATTCCTCGCGTTGCTGTGGAGCATAGAATACAAATGCTGGACCACCACCTGTATTAACTCCACCAACACCGTTAGCTTGTTCAGGTTCTACATTCTTAATTACTTGTGACATATCCCGGGCTATGCCTGCTATGTCACGAGCTTTAGCTGATGCTAATTTATCAGGAGTTAGATTAGTTAAGGCGAGCATAAGCTTCGCACGCGCACGCTTAGCTATACGTTCTTTCGCACTAACGATTGTATTTCTATTGGGTTGCTCATCATATGATGCTGTGGATGTAGCACCATGAGCATATGCTGACGCAGCTGAGGGAGATATACCGAAGTTCTTAGCTAGTGCTACTGCCTCTTGTCTTCCATCAGTTACACTAGTTTCACCAATGATTTGTCGTAAAGAATCAGGAACATTAACGTCACCCTCTTTACGACCTGGTCTAGTAATGTCAACTATTTGAGCTACGGGAATAGACTTCGGTTTAGGATTGACACAATCCGTAAGGGCTGAATCAAATTCCTTATCCGAAACTATTCCCATACCCATTACTGTTCGCTCCAATCCTGGAGTAGTTCCTTAATTTTAGCGAAAGTCTGAGCCTGTTGCTGAGTATCTCCCCCGCCCTCACGTAATGCCTGTTGAATGCCAGGGTATAGTGTGGAGACATGCTTATCATCTCCATCACCTACAGTTGCATCAACCATTATCCTTGCATTGTGTTCCAACACTTTTGCTAATGCTGGTGATGGCTGAACTGGTGTAGTGGCTGGCTTAACAGGTGGAGTGGGTAGTGGAATGGGAGTGATAGGAGTTAATCCCGGCGAAGCTGTAGGCATAGCCACTACAGGCATAATGGGATTAGCAGGAGTAGGGTCAGCTATGTTTTTAATAATCGGAGCCCCAGTTACGGGGTCGATTTCTATGTTAGCCATTAGCTGATAGTAAGAGTCCAGGTCGTTCCGGACTTAGTAGCAGTAACCGTAGTCGCAGCGTTAACACTCACTTCCTTACGAGTATTACCCTGCGCATTCGGCTGTGTGAAATAGAGCATATTCGTTTCAGCATTAATAGTGAACTCAGAGACACCAGTGAATACACCAGCAGTTAGTGTATTACCGGGTCCAACTGTTCCGGTGACTGTAACGGTTGCTGACATGATGTATCCTTGAAATATTGTTTGACTTTTCAGTCGAGAAAATGCCAGCGTCAGACTACCATAGTCCAGACTGAAAGTCAAATTATTCGATGGTTATTTTATTTTTCCCAGGAAATATCAGGGTAGTTATAAAAGGGGACCCATATATCTTTCCCATGTCAGTTGATTGCTATATCCCCGCAGAAATGTGCACATATGAGACTCTACGTGCAGGCGTGTATGGGGGTGTGAAGGAACCTATGGGCAATGATGTGCACATGTTGCATATAAATACACAGAAATTCAAACATACGTTCACAATTACACATAGCTATACATAGCCTCGCATTATGACGTGACATAGAGTGTCACCTGTAAACCCTTGAGAACAAAGGACTTGCCACATTGTGTCACTCATGGTGACAAATAGTGTCAGTGCCCATTCACAATACTATACATCACTGCACATCCTGACATAATATTATGAGCCTGAGAACATGGCATCGCGTATGCTTTATATATGGTTGTCGGGCAAGTGGCAAGGGGCCAAAGAAAATCGGAGGTAGGGGCAAGAAACCACTT